TGGAATCATTGCGTTGTTGCGATTGATACAACTCAAGCAACATCCGGTGATCGTGTTAAAATTTATATAAACGGTGTTCGTGTTACAGAGTTTGACACAGAAACTCAGCCATCTCTAAATAAAAATCTTAATGGTTTTAACAACAATGGCATACACGCAATAGGTGCTAGAGGATGGTCTGGTGCGGCAGGTTTTTATGACGGCTATCTGGCCGAAATATATTTTATTGATGGGCAGCAACTAGACGCTTCCAGCTTCGGTCAACTAGATGCATCAACAAACCGCTGGATTCCAAAAGACGCCAGTGGTCTGACGTTTGGTACGAATGGCTATTACCTTGACATGGAGACTGCACCGGGTACTGGAAGTGGTGCTGGTACTGACTCCTCTGGCAATGGCAATAACTGGACTGAGTCAGGTTTTGCTGCGTCAGATCAGGTAGATGATAGTCCTACTAAAAATTTCTGCACACTAAATCCAAATGATTCTTATGGTAGTGGATTAACTCTATCAAACGGAAATCTTAGGGCTGTTCCTTCTGCTGCTGCTTATTGCAACAATCATGGCACTATTTATGTAGGCTCTGGTAAGTGGGTTTATGAAGTTAAACACACCACTGTTTATGGTGAGGCAGTGGGATGGTCGCCATTGGGTGAGACAATTAATGGGTCATCGCAGCGTGGTTGGTTTATGTTTAACGACGGTCGTGCTTATATTAATACAACCAATCAAGGCACGTTAGGTACATCTCTTTCCAGCGGTGACTATAGATACATTTTCTATGATGCTGATAAGAAAGCTATGTGGTTCGCCCATTGCGACGTAAGCAGTGGCACACCTACGACGCTTGTCTATGAGAACGGTGCAACAAAAGCAGAGATTGAATCCGGCGATACAAGTAATGCAGTGTTTACTGGAATTGATCCAGTTGATCTTGCACCGGGTATTTGGATGGATACTAGCGGCGTCATTGAAACAAATTTTGGTCAGTCTTCTTTCTACACTACCAGCACTTTGCCGACCGGATTTAACACTCTTAACAACGACAACCTCCCACTGAGCAACGGCGACCTGTCTGCATTTGTCTGGATCAAGAACCGTGACGCCACAGACAATCACATGCTCTTTGATGCAGTGCGTGGCGTTACCAAAGACATACATTCAAACTCAACTGCTGCTGAAGTTACCAATGCAAACACACTAACTCGTTTCCTCAAGAATGGTTTCGAAGTTAGTAATGATGCAGAGGTAAACACCAGTGGCGAAAGCTACGTTGCATGGCAGTGGCTTAACGATAGCCTATCAACAAGCAGCAACGCTGATGGCGATATTACGTCAACGGTGCTGGCTAATACGACGAGTGGCGTCAGTATTGTTAAATATGCAGGAAGCTTATCAACAACAGGATCAGCTACTGTTGGTCACGGTTTGGGGACAGCGCCTTTAGTAGTAATATCTAAAAGCTTAGATAGCACAGCTGGAGACAGTGGAGGATGGTCCGTACAACACACTTCTTTGGCGGCTTCTAATATACTACGATTGAATACTACTGCTGCTGCGTCAGATAAGTCTGCAAACGGGACGCTTTTGTCTCCAACTTCTACAGTATTTTATACTAACTATACAGAAGGTCTGAACGTAACTGGCAACGACTATATTGCCTACTGTTTCGCAGAAGTAGAAGGCTTCAGCAAATTCAGCAGCTACACTGGCAATGGTTCTACTGATGGTCCGTTTGTCTACACAGGTTTCAAGCCTAGATTTGTTATGATAAAACGATACACTTCTACAGAAAGTTGGCCCATTCTCGACACGGCACGGGGCAGCGGCAATTTCGGTTCAGATGCTGGCTCAGGTGGAGATAATCCAACAGCGGGTAATGACCTAAATGCTGTTCTAGTTGCCAGTACAACTGCCGCTGAAGAAGATAATGGTACTGGTAGTCGTAGAGCATCATATGTATCAAATGGCTTTAAGGTGAGAACTACAAACACAGCAATGAATGCTAATGGTGGCGATTATCTGTATATGGCATTTGCTGAGTCACCGTTCAAAACAGCTACTGCCCGATAAGGAGAAATAAATTATGTGGCAATATAGAAACAGAACAATTAGAACAGGTAAAGCATGGACCGATGATAACGGTGTGCAGCATCCTGCTAATTGGCATGTTTGGTCTGCTACAGAAAAGGCTGCTGCTGGTCTTGTTGAAATAGTGGAACAGACACCACCGGATAGTCGTCTTTATAAGTGGTCACAAAACTCTGATGGTACAATTACGTCTACAGCTAAAAATTTAGATGATGTAAATGAAGTAGACGAGAATGGTGATGCTATTTTAGATGACGATGGTAATCAGCTTGTTACTCGTGGAGTTAAGTGGAATCTAAAACAAGAAGTAAAAAACCAGCAAGCCAGCCTTCTTGCTCAAACTGATTGGGCTATTGTACGTAAAACTGATAATAATACAGCCGTACCTGCTAACATTCAGACATGGCGTGATGCTATTCGTACTAAAGCAACTGAAATGGAAACAGCTATTGATGGTGCTGCTGATATAGATGCAATGGCTGCTTTATTCGTAACGTATACTGAAGAAGATGATGGCAGCATAACTAAATCTGGCATTCTTTATGATTGGCCTGAATTAGGAAACTAAAATGGTTTTTGGCAACAGCGCCTTTGGTGAAACAGCTTTCGCTGAAAATATCGGTGTACCTGATCATACGGTAGCGATTACAGGCGTTAATGCTATTTTTTTAACAGGAACTATTTCTCCTGTTATTAATGTAACCTTTGAGGTTACAGGTGTTAATTACACAGCAAACACAGGAACACTAACTCTTTCGGGTGGTGCAACTGTTAATATAACAGGTCAATCATCATTTTTTAATGCTGGTAGTATTCTTGTTACACCATCAATAGAAATAGCTCTTTCCGGTGTTAATGCTACTTTTAATACTGGAACAATTACAAACACTCTTACTACTAACGTAACTGTTAGTGGTTCAGGCTTTATAGCTAATACTGGAGAACTTAAAGCTTCAGGTGGTGGTGTTGCTATTTTAACTGGTGTAGCCGCTGAGTGGAATGATGGTTCTTTTGGTTTAGAACTTTTAACTCCTGTCAGCCTTACCGGAAATAGTGCGGTATTTAATTTAGGAGACTATTCAGTAACTGGTGATGCAAACGTAAGTATTACAGGATTGAATGCAAAGTTTGATCAAGCTACTGGACTAGTTTGGTACAGTGTTCCTCAAAACGACACGCTGGAAGCTTGGACAACGGTCACAACGCCTTTATAGGAAATTACAATGTCTTTAACTTACTCAACTCTTCAAAGTCAAATAAAAGACATTTTGGAAAATGATGGCTCAGAGTTTTCTGATGCTGTTCCATCTTTTATTGATCGTGGAGAATGGCGTCTTTTTCGTGAAATTGATTCACAGGGTTTAAATAGATACGCTGCTACTAGTTTTAATATTGGTGATCCTTTTTTAAGTAAACCAGTAGACGCTACTATTGTTCGTAGTATTAACTACAAAACTGCAGAAGGAAATCGTATTCAACTTTTGCAAGCTACTAATGAGTATATTACAGACTACTGGCCTGTTCGTACTTCTGTAGGATCACCACGTTATTATTCTAACTTTGGATATGATAGAATATTAGTAGCTCCTGCTCCTTCTTCAACCAGTAGCGTTGAAATGGAGTTTATTGTTAAACCAGTTTCATTAGCTGATGATAATCAGACAAACTATTTTACTGATTATGCTTCTAATGCTTTGTTGTACGCTTGTTTGATTGAAGGCTGCTATTACATGAAAAATCCTTCTGCAGTAGCCTACTGGGAAAAGAGATATACTGAAGAAGTTGCTGCTCTAAATAACGAAGCAAGACGCACTCGCCGTGATGATATGATTGTAGCAGCTAATCCTTCTGGCGGCGAAGATAATTTAATTAGCGGGACTTGATATAAATGTCTAGTACTTACACAACAAACCTACGTTTAGAAAAACAGGGATCAGGTGAGAACGCTGGTAGCTGGGGTGATCGTTTAAATGATAATGTTATCGATCTTGTAGACCAAGCTGTAGGTTCTTATACGTCAATTTCGCTAGCTGCTGATAGTCATACTCTGACTACTAATAATGGCGCTACTGATGAAGCTCGTTCTGCCGCTCTATATCTTCATGGTACTTTGACCTCTAGTGTTGATGTTAATGTTCCAGACAATATTGAAAAAGTTTATATTGTTCGAAATAATACATCAGGTAGCTTTGATGTAACTATTAAAAGTACATCAGAGACAAATGGATTTGTTGCTCCACAGGGAACTACATGTGTTGTCTTTACTGATGGTGTTAGTGTTAACCCTGTAACTACTCCTGTAAATCAAACGACAGGACAGCCTACAACTCTTTCTGCTACTACTATTAATGTTCCTACTATTACCAGTGCTGCTATTAGCGGTTCTACAATTAATAACACTGCTATTACAGGTGGTTCAGTTTCAGGAACTTCTATTGTTGCTACAAACATAACTGCAGAATCAACAGTTACTTTTGAATCTGTTGTCTCTGTTAGTGGTGCAGCTATAGCCAAGTTTGTTACTGCTAGTGTTAGTGGTGATCATCAGATTAACTTAATACAAAGCAATAACTTTTTTGTTTATACAAAAGGCAATGTTTCAATTCAAACTCCTTTAAATATAAATCAAGGACAGTCTGGAGTAATCTACGTAGTTCAAGATTCAAGCGGTACAAACAGAATTTCTTTTTCAGATGTTTGGAAATTTGCAGGAGGCACTTCTATAACTCTTTCACGACAAGCTAGTGCAGTAGATGCTCTTTCTTATTTTGTTAGAGGAGTATCTGCTATCGACGTTGCCGCTGTTAAAAACTTAAAGTAAATAAACAAAAATGTCTACTGACACTAAAACAGTTAAATACGAGTTTCGTCCGGGTATCACTCGTGAAACCACTCCCTATGCTGCAGAAGGTGGTTGGTTTGACGGTAATCGTGTTCGTTTTAGAGATGGTAAGCCGCAGAATATTAGAGGCTGGCAAAAAAGAAATACCAGTACTTTTATAGGGACTGCTCGTGAAATAACAACTTGGTCAAGTTTAGACTCAGTTAAATATGTAGCACTTGGAACTCAGCATAAAGCTTATTTAGAGACAGGTGGTACTTTTTATGATATTACTCCTATTGTAAGCACTGTTTCTGTAAGTGCTTGTTTTAACACAAGCGCAGGAAGTTTTGATGTTATTGTTAGTTTAACAGCGCATAACATTCAACAAGACAGTTATATTGAAATTGAAAATGCTACTACGGTTGGTGGTAATGTTTATTTAGAAGGCGACTATCAAGTAAGTGTTGTAGACATTAATTCTTTTCAAATTACATATGTTTCCGCTGCTGCTGAAACATCTGCTAGTGCAGGAAATGCTACAATTAATTACAGACTTCCTTCTGGTGGATCAAATTCAACAGGTGGTTCAGGTTATAATGCTGGAACATATGGTGGTCTTGATGCGGGTGTAAGTGTTCGTGCTTGGAACGTTCCAGCTACTACAACAAATATTGAAATTGATCTTCGTAAGTGGACGTTTGCACCTTTTGGTGAAGACCTCCTGATTAATGATTATCCTGAAGGCAAAATATATAGATGGGATGAAAGTAATGGAACAGGTGTAGAAGCTGTTCTCATCAGTGCTGCACCTACCGTTTCAAATGGAGTTATTGTAAGTCCTATTGATAGACACGTTCTTTCTTTAGGCTCTACCGATCTTACTGGAACATTTGATCCTCTTTTAGTTCGTTGGTCTGCACAAGAAAACTATGATGATTGGACACCCTCAGTAGGAAATACTTCTGGTGATGTGCGACTAGCTAATGGTTCTGAAATTCGCTGCGCTATCAATTATAGTAATCAGATATTAATCTGGACTGATAAATCTCTTCACGGAATGCAGTTTGTAGGTTCTCCTCTTGTCTTTTCTAGTACACAGCTTGGAGATAACTGTGGAATTATTTCAAGAACAGCAGCAGCAGAACTAGATGGTAGAGCTTTTTGGATGGGAGAAGGTAACTTCTTCATGTATGCTGGTCAGGTAAACATCCTACCGTGTACTGTCCGATCATTTATATTTGATGATTTTAACTTTGATCAAAAAGAAAAAGTATTTGCTGGTGTAAACTCTGAGTTTGAAGAAGTTACTTGGTTGTATCCTTCTGCTGAATCTGAAGAATGTAATAGATATGTTTCGTTTAGTCCTTCTCAAAACTACTGGACTTACGGTGAATCTATCTGGACGGTGTGGGAAGATGCAAACGTATTTGATAATGTATTAACAGCAGGTGTTTCTGTTTCAATAGGAGAAACTCCTCCTAATTATGCTTATCTTTATAATAATGAACCTAATGGCGTATATACTGCAGATGGTGCTCTGTTAACCTCATTCGTTGAAAGCGGCGAATTTGATATCGGTGACGGAGACGATATAATGTATATAGATAGAATTATTCCTGACTTCGTTGTTTCTGTCGGTACTTTGGATGTAAGTCTAATTACTAAAACACATCCAAGCTCAGAGGAAATAACGAAGGGGCCGTTTGTTGTAAACAATACTACTACTCAGCTAAGACCAAGAGCACGGGGGCGAACAGCTAAACTAAGAATAGCTACGTCTACGGCTCAAACTAAATGGAAATTTGGAACAGTCAGAATGGATATGATGGCTGATGGTAAAAGATAGACATGGCTCAGTTTCCTAACTTTCCTAGATTTCCATATAACTTTGATACTGTAGTTTCAGAAACTCTTTATCGAATTATAGGTCAGTGGGCAACAGCACTAATAGAAACAAACAATCAAGCTGACATTCGTTTACAGCAGCGTAAAGTAGAAAAAGATAACGACGGAAGTATTGAAATACCCGGAAGAATAAACGTAGCAGACACTGGATCAGCGGTCACACCTAAAGCTGGTGATATTAGATTTAACTCTTCTACAAATAAATTTCAGGGTTATGACGGAACAACTTGGCAGGATTTTCACTAATGGTTGGATTTAACATGGACATGGGAAACACTGGTCTTCAAATAGGCTTAGAAGGTGTTTCTGGAAGAATGCCTACTGGAGGAGCACCTACCGGAGGAGCGCCGAGTATGTCTTCTATAAGCCCAGATCAACGCGCACGTATTATGGAAATGCTTGCAAAGATACGTGGCGTTCAAATGGCTGAAGGAGGCGCTGCTGGTTTTCCTGATTTAAATAAAGATGGAAAAGTTAGTTACGCTGATGTTCTCAAAGGTCGCGGTGTAGAAATGGCTAGCGGCGGAATTGCTGACATTCCTATTCATTATGGAATGGGAGGTATTCTTGGAACTTTAGGACGTATAGCTGGTACAGTTCTTCTTACACCTTTTCTTGGTCCTGTAGGAGCTTCTGCTGCTTCTAGCGCGGCTGTAGGTGCTCTTGAAGGCAAAGAGACAGATGAGATACTTGGAGACGCTGCTATGTCTGCGTTGTTCTCCTACGGCTCTGGACAGCTACTAGGTAGTGCGGGTGCAGAAGCTGGCAAGACTAGTATTGCTGAAGATGTTTTCGGAACAGGAACTTTAGCCTCAGATACAGGAATTGAAGCTCTTCAACCTTCTATTGAACCTACACAAGTTTTTGATACAGCGGGAGTACCTTCTGAACCTACTTATCTTCAACAGCTAGGACAGATGAAGACTGCTGATGTTGCGTCAACGGCTGTGGGTGAAGGTGTTAAGTATGCTCTTACTCCACCAGAGCCAGAGCCTTTCTCTATGGAAGAACAAGACCCGTACACTATTGCTCCTGCAGCACCAATGCAAAGGCAGTTAGCGCCGTCAGGAAGCCGTACTTTCTTTAGTCCTTATTCTTTACAGGCGCAGCCAGTAATGGCTGAAGGCGGTCCTGCAAAGCTAAATGAAAATGATTTTGTTATTACTGCTGATGTTGTGTCTGACATTGGAGATGGTGATACGACTGCAGGAGCAAAGCGTCTTGCAAATGAATTTGGAATGAGTGCTGGCGGAGCCAACTATCAAAAAGGAAATGTAGTTAACAGTGGTTTACAGGGATTAGTTGGCGGTCCCGGTTCTGGACTTGATGATAAAGTTCAGGCTACAATAGGAGGACGACAAGCGGCACGGTTGTCTCGTGGAGAGTTTGTTATTCCCCGTAATAAAGTTGCTGAAATAGGCGACGGAAATATTACTAAGGGACACGAAAAACTTTATAATCTTATGAAGAATGTTCGTAAAGACAAGAATGGAACTCCACAACAGCCGGGGCCGTTAAGTAGGACGCTTTCTTCTATGATGGGATAAGATGCACAAAATAGTTAAGCTCGGCGCTGATATACTGAACTATAATCCAGTATTAGAAATAGATGAAGTAGATAAATTATTAGATAAAGTTATTCCTTATACTGGTGAAAGATATAATAAAGAGGATATAAAAGAAGCCTTACATGCAGATCAGATGCAGCTTTGGTTAGCGTTTGATGCGGTAAATGAAAAGATAGATGGACTAGTAGTTTCTCACTTTTGTAACTATCCACGTAAAAAAGTTCTTACTCTTCTTTTATGTTCAGGAAAAAATTTAGATAGTTGGTATGATCCAATGTTATCTGATTTAGAAAAGTTTGCGGTTCTCAATAAATGTTCTACTATTGAAACTGGCGGACGAAAAGGTTGGATTAAAAGAATGAAAAAAGATAATTATCATCAAAAGTTTTATTTGGTAGAAAAAGAGGTTTCTCATGGGTAAGAAAGGAGGATCGCCACCCCCGGCACCAGCATCGACTCAGGTAGTTAGAAGCGAGATTCCTGAATTTTTCAGGCCATTTCTTGAGGATATCTTTAGACGTTCTTCGGCTATTTCTGAAGAAGCATATATTCCACCGCCTGAAAGAGCACGTTTACAGGAAGTAGGAGAGGAAACTATTGCTCCTATTGATCCTGCCCAGCAAGCAGCTTTAGATCGTTTAAAATCAACGGAGATGGCTGAGACAGGTGTGTCTGCTGTTCGTGCTGGACAGGGGCTTACTTTATCAGGTGCTGAAAGAGTTGGCGGAGAAGAAATAAGAGAAGCGATGAATCCGTTTCAGCAAGCTGTTACGGACATTGCTGTACGAGAAGAGCTACGACGAGCAGCGCCGCAACGACAGGCGCTTCAGGCACAGGCAGCAAGGGCTGGTGCTTTTGGTGGTTCGCGTGGCGCTCTTCTTGAAGCAGAGTTTGAACGCAATCTTGGACAGCGTCTTGCTGATATTCAAACCACTGGAGGTGCTGCGGCCTTTGATCGTGCTACTCAGCGTCTTGAACAAGAACGTCAAAGGCAGATAGCCGGAGGTCAGGCTTTAGCTGGCCTTGGAGCACAAGAGGCAAATGTTCTTTCTGCTGGTATTGGTCGTCAGCTAGCCGCTGGTGAAGCGCAGCGTGGTCTTCAGACTGAAGCTATTACTCGTGGTCTTGAAGAGTTTCAGCGTGAAGTTGATTATCCAAAACAACAGATTGGTTTTTATTCTGGTATTCTTCGTGGATATCAGCCGCCTATGAATACGTATCAGACGGTATCTACTCCCTTTAGTCCTACTCAACAGATACTTGGACAGGCTGCAGCGGCAGGTGCTATCGGTAAAGGCTTCGGCTTGTTTAATGATGGCGGTATTGTAGGTCTTGCCTTTGGCGGTGCTCCGTCTCAGCAGTACACAGAAAATGTGGGAGACGATAAGGGACTAAGCAGCATGGTTGGTAATCCTGTTGCTTCGTATGCTAATGGTGGCGTTGGAAGATATCAAAGTGATGCTGCTAGGAGAAGGGCTGCTCTTCGAAATATAGGTTTAACGCCTAGAGAGCAGGAAGTTTTTGCACTAGATGCTGATCCTCTTTCTGAAATGGAACAAGATGTTTTAAGGCCAAAAATAACAGAGGATATCAGAGAATATCTAACGGCTCCATCTGTATCTTTTTCACCAGAAGCTGATCCTCTTTCTGAAATGGAAGCATATGCAGATTATGGTCTTCCTAAAATAAACATTCCTTTATCTAATCCAGAAGCTTCAAGAGAAGAAAGAATTGCATTAGAAAAAAGAGTTAAAGGTGTTGTTAATCAAAGAGTAGAAGATTTACTAAGAGTTTCTGCTGAACAGGGCAGACCTTTGACTATGAAACAAGCTCAAGCACAGGCCATTGAAGATGTTTATGGTGGCGAAAGGCTTGGATCAGAAATTGCTGATCGTGCAGGAAAAACAGGCAATCAGCTTATAGCAACAGGTCAAGTGCTAGCTCAAGAAAGTAACATAGCTCGCGAAGAGTTAGAAGCTGAAAATAAAGCTGCTAGAGCAAAAAAAGTAGCTGAACTAGCAAAAAAATATGAAGATCAAGGATTTGATCCCGGATCAGCTATTCAGGCTGCTCAAGCTGAAGTTTCTACTGATACAACGCCAACTCGTGGACAAATATCAAAAAGAATAGGTACTGGTCAACCGGGAGTTGCTCCTACTAGAGGAACAGGTACTGGTTCTAAACCAACAGCAGTAGAAGAAGGTCCGCTTCTTGCTGATGATGAAGTAGTTGGTGGATTTAATAGGCTACCTATTGAAGAAGCTAAACCTGCTGCCGCTGATGCTCCTGCTGCTGCTGCAGAACCTAAGAAAGCAGAAGACCTTACTGATTGGTTTGGTCTAGCTGCTGCTGCGTTGGCTGCTGGAACAGGGCGTGAAGAAGGTTTGACTAACGCTGCTACATTGTTGTCTAAGGTTAAACGACCTGAAGATATTGCACTTGATAGAGCACAGAAACGTTATATAGATGTTAAAGGACAATCAGACCTTATTGACTCAATAGCATCTACAGGTAAAAACGCTCTTGAAAAAAGAAAATTTGCATTAGAGCTTGCAAAATTTAGAAATACTCTTTTGAAAGATGATAGAGAAGCAGCTTTAAATATGTATAAAGAGATGGACGTACCATTAAAAATGGCTTTGAATGCTAAACTGCTAGCTGGTAAAAATATAGATGAACTTACTCAAGACGAGATTATCAACACTTTTAAAGAAAACATTTCTAAATTTAGCCCTAGAGCAGCGGCTGGCGGTGTGATGCCAGATGATCTAAAAGATAGATACGGTATAACGAGCATTCAAAGGATTTAAAGAATGCCGACACTTGTTCAGTTACAGGGGTTAGGCGAGCTAGAGATACCTGATGAGTACAATACTCAACAGATTCAAGATGCTATTGCTTTAGCTAATCTACAAGACCCTGCTTTTCAGGCTATAGATCAAGAGCTAATAGGCATTAATAATCTCTTGTCTGAAATGGAAAGAGGTGGACTTACTCCTCCTAAGTTTACTCCTGCCTCTCAAGAAGCTGCACAGGTTAGTGATCAAGATCGTACTTATCTAGGTGAGATACTTGCTGGACTGCGGTCTGGAGCACAGTTTGCTGTTGGCTCTGGATTGTCTGGTATTGAGCGCATTGCAGAACGTGTTGGCTTAGACCCTACTGGAGATGAAGAAGGTTGGGTTAGTCAAGCCGGTGATGCACTGAAGCGTGGCGCTCAAGAGATACAGGCGTCTGAAGACAAAGAAACTCTCTTTAAATTTTCCAATGCTTTTGGTTCTATTCTAGGCTTTGCTGCACCTGCAGTGATAGCGGCTCCAATTAGTGGTGGAGCTTCTCTTGGTTTTGCTGCATCTCTTGCTGCCGGTTCTGGTGCAGATGAAGCTTTTGAACGTGCAAAAGAAGCTGGTGCCAGTGACGAACAGCTTACTCAAGCTACATTGTTTGGCGCTGGTGTTGGCCTAACTGAAGTGCTTGCTCCTATCAAAGCAATCAATCGTATTAAAAAGATATACGGTGGTAAGACAGCACTTACAAATACTTTGGAAAGCACAGTTCGCAACATAGGAACAAAGCAAGCACAGCGTGGAGACTTGGCAGCTAACTTAGGTATTTCAGATAAACCGTTTAAAGACTTTGGAGTTCGTATAGCAAAGACTGCTGGACTTGAAGGTTCTCAAGAAGCGGTAGCTGCTATAGCTCAAAATGCTATTGAAAAATATGTTTATAATCCAGACAGAGAACTTCTTGATCCTGCAATCATGGAAGAAGGTCTGTATGGTGGTGCCGCTGGTGGTACTCTTGCAGGTATTATTGAAAGCTTCGGGCTTCGTAAAGCGCGTCGTGTTCGTAAAAAGTTTGATGAGTACACGAAGTCTGATGAATATACCAATATACAAAAGCAGGTAGAAGCAGACGTTACAACTTTAGAACAGGCTGAAGCAGCGCAAGCTCAAGCCTTGGCTGAAGGTAATCAGCAACTAGCAGATCAGTATCAAACAGTCATAAACGATGCTACTGCGCGTGTTCAGAGAGCTAATGAACTTGTAACAACGTCAGTCATGGAAAATGTCTATGGCGGTCCTGAAGTTCTAGCTTATCTGATGGATCAAAAGCTGGAAGATGGTACTCCCATGTACGATCAGAACCAGCTAAACAAGATGACAAGCTCAGAACTGTCTGAAGTTTATGAACGTCATGTAAGAAATCCAGCAACTAAATATGAACGTGATGCTCGTGATCTTCTTAGTTTCACTATAAATCCTGATACAGGTAAAGAGTTTACCTTTGAAGAGATAGAGACTATTTACGACAAAGAAGGTCCGCAGGGTGTTGGTCAACTTGGTGCATTTATTGAAGAAGTTAATGTTCAAGAGTCAGAAGGAAAAGCTTCTCGCGGTGAAGTTGATGAACGTATTCGACTAAGGACAGGCTATCAGTTTGGTGAAGCAAACCAGAATGAAGCAGTCAATGTAGTAGAAAATGATCCTTCACTAGACGCTAATCAAAGACTGCAAGTACGTTATAATCTTTTGTCTTCTATTAGAGAAGCTCGAAAGGCGGGTGTCTCTAACGCACGTATCATGAAAGCTATTCGTGAGCGTAATACTGCTTTTGCTAATGAGGCAGTAAATAACGTTAGAAAGCTAATACCCAAAGAAGAAGTTACAGTAGAAGCAGCACCTGAAAAAGGTCCGGTACAAGGACCACCTGCTGAACCTCCTCAGGTACAAGGCCCACCTGCTGAGCCTCTTCCGGTACAGGGTCCACCTGCTACACCTCCTCCGGTACAGGGTCCACCCACTGCAGAACCTGTTGCAGCATCTGATGCAGCACAAGAAGTAACACCTCCTGCCACTGGAACGACTACTGAAGGTGCACCTAATGCAGCAGCACAGCAAACTATTAGAGATATCAAAAAAGACTTTGCTAGAATTGTTGGTGTGTTTGGATCATCTAAGGAAGATTCTCAAGATTTTGTAAATGCAATAAACGATTTTGTAAGGCCAAACGGTACTGTAAATGTTGCAGCATTAGCAAATTCTGGTGTGTTAGTTGATTCTGATGGATCAAACTTGTTAAGCGGTTATTCAAGGGCAAGATCTACACCTTACGCCAAAGAATTTGAAAACTTTCTAGATGCTTATGCAAAAGGAGAAGTTGGTCAGTATCTTGGAGATGGTAACATTCAAGATGTAACGTCTTTTGAGAATGTTATGATTACAGATCAGAAGGCAGCTACAGATGGCGTTATTGATAGTGCTGCTATACAAGGATTAAAAAACGCTATTCTAAGAATGGTAGGACCAATAAGAGCGGATCGTGCAGAAGAGATAGCTATCTACATAGGTCAAGAAGCTAATAGGCATCTAGCTAGAAATAGTTTAGGCGCTGCTACTATTAGATTTAATAAAAAAGGTGAACAGCCTTTTGTAAAAACTCCATATGGTTATGTAGAAGTCGGTGGAGATTTTGATGGTCGTCAAGGTGTTCCAACAAGAATAGCTATTCAGACGACAAGGCTTCCTACTAGCGAACACGGTTTTCCTGAAAGCTTTAATGATTATTCAAGGCTTCTTGGTGTTACTTATCATGAAGCGTTTCATGCTGGTAAGCGTTTAGTTCTTACTCAGGATGATCAGGCATTGCTCGACAGAGTTATCACGCCTGAGTTTGCTATGAAAAACGGAGTATCAAAAGAGTGGTTTGACGCCTATCCTCCAGAGCAGCGTTTGGAAGAGGCACAGGCTCAAATCTTTTCTCTGTGGGCAGCGGGTGTTCCAATCAAAGGAATGCAAGCTCCGGTTAGAAAGCGGCTCAAAACACTGAAAGATTTCTTTGATGCAGTGTCTAGCTGGGCGCGGGGCAATGGTTTCATTACGCAGATAGCTGATCCAGATGTTACATCAGAGATTGAACAGGTTAAAAAACTCTTTGAAGACTTTGATAGTGGTGAGCTAGCAAGACAAGCAGGACGTTTAGACGATCAGGCTGCTGCCAAGTACGCAGGTGTAAATGCTGCGCCTAACTATGAAGCATTGGTAGGTGCTCCTATCAAGAGAACTCCGGGCTTCGGTGGCGTTGCTAATCCATTTAAAGATGGGTTCTTTAACAACTCCTTGCGTGATCTTGGTTTCATGGGTCGTCTTATTTCTCATCCCTCTGATCTAGCGCAGAAGAATCCACTGTTTCGTGCTTTCTATAACACGCTGCAGAAACGTGTACAGATACGTAACATTATTAAAGGCGCATCAGTTAAGATAGGTGCAGAACCTTTACGTGCTCTTAATCGTGATCAACGACAGCTAACATCTGTAATGGTTCAGCTTTCTAACAACGGTGAAGTTGAGCCAACGATAGACATCGAAAGCGGAACTGTTGAAGTTTCTATACCGAAAGCAAGATATGAAGAAATAGAAACTGAATATGGAACAGAGAATAGATTTTTGTCTATGCTTGGCCTTGATCCGTCAACAGTTTCAATACAGAAAACAGAAGAAGGGGTTACGTTTACCCTGTCAGGTCAGCCTGAAGTTGCTAATGCTGTAGCTGGTGTACGTTCTACCAGTAATTTTCTTAGTAATAATTTATTTACTTCGATCCTTCACTCTTTTATAAACGGCAGAGAACTAAGCGAGTCTGGTCTTTCTGATATTATTCGAACTGTAGATGACGCTGGACAACCTGCTGATTACAACAATGTAATTGCTGATCTTCGAAAGTTTTTAGATGTAGATAATAATCCATTCTTAGAAAGAGTTACAGAAGATGGAATTACTACAATACGTCTAACAGATGCTTTTAAAAATGCTTCGCTAGAAGAAAAGAAAGCCGCCTTTCCCGGTTTGAAAGAAGAATATTTAAATAGAGGAGACGTTGATCAAAAGCTTGGTGAAGCTCTTCTTCTTATTCAACAGTTACAGCAAAGCAGAAAAGAAGGTTATTTTCCTAACTATCGTTACGGCGACACAGGTATTGTTGTAAAAGATAAAGATGGCAAAGTTTTATACTTTGAAACTGTTCCTTCTACTTTCTTAGATCGATTTGGCTCAAGAAAACAGGATAGGCTAAACGAAATTCGTTCAGAACTACAGGCTCAGTATCCGGGCATGACTGTAAGTGCTCCGTTTAAAATTGAATATGATGAGAATAAGAAAACATTTAGAGGATTGAAACCAGAAGAACAGGCTGCGCTTCTTGAGTCCTTAAACATTCTTGAAGAAATAGCTTTGAGAAAAGCAGGAACTACTTCAGAAGATGCTGGTAAGCTTATAGATGAAATTGCTTCTGGTCTTTTTGCAAAGCGTATTAATAGATTGATACAGCCACGGCAGAATATTCCGGGTTACATCAATTCAAGAAATAACGATGGTGCTTATCTTCTTGATTCTTTTGTCAGGTCTATCGATACTACAGCAAACACTGCCTCTTCTTTGTTTACAGAGCCTGAACTTTTTGGAAGCTTGACTAACCTAGAAGCTGCTAGAGGTACTCAACCTAAATATCATGATAGAGCTAAAGAAATATATGATTATGTAAATAATCCAAGAAACGAAGCTCCAATGGCTCGTGCCTTTGCTTTCCATATGTTCCTTGGCTTCAATGTTTCATCTGCTCTAGTCAACCTGACGCAGACTTTCCAAGCTACCTATCCTGTTCTGGGTGCTATTACCGGATTGGGCAGCGGCGGTGTGTATGTTGCGAAAGCTCTAAAAGATTCCTCTGCTTTGTACGGCAAGATGCTCGGATCAAAAGACAAACCTTCAGTAGGTGAGTACGGGTTCTCGTTCTTTAAAACTGAGACGGCTCCTGATGGTACGGTCAGCGTCGAAGTAGACATGGATAAAAAACCAAACTCTGTTACAGAAGAAGAATACAGATATCTGGCAGAGCTATTTAGAACTGGTGTTATTCAGCCGATTCAGAACATTGACTTGGGCGCTGCTCGTCTTCAAGAGCTAGATGTCAGGCGTGGCGTTGCTCCTGTGCTTAACGCTTCTGGTTATGCTTTTGGTGTTGTTGAAAACACTAACCGTATTGCAGCGGCTCTCGCTTTCTATCGTGCTGCTAAAGACCCCAAGAACCGTAAGAACTTTGAAGCATTCGTAAGTGGTACTCGCTTTGGTGATCAGGATGTCTCTCGGTTAGACACTGAAGACTTTGCTAAACTGATGGGAACAATGGGTGTCGAAAAGACACAGTTCTTCATGGGCCAAGAGAACCGTCCTGCTATTATGCAGGGTCCGGTTATGAGTGTTGTAACTCAGTTTCAAAGCTTCCTGTATCAGATGGTTGGAATGTACGGTGACGCGCTATTCAAGTCTTTGAATGGGCGTATGGATACTATTCCAGAGGCTCTTCGCCCTGCCGCACGTAAGATAGCTATGAAGCAGCTAGCAGCCATGACGCTCTCTATGATGGCGTTTGGCGGTGCTATGGGTCTTCCGTTCATGGAAAATCTAAAAGAGATTATCAAGTTCTTTACGGAACAGTTTGGTGATCAGGTTGGGGAAGACTTTGAAGAAGAGCTTCGCGTAACTCTTGGCGACACGATGGGATACACGGCAACTGATGCGCTTCTTCGCGGTATTCCCAGAATGCTGGGTGCGGACGTATCGCGTCGTACTGGTTACGGTGATGTCGTGCCGCTACGCCTGTTGATGGGTGGTGATCCTGTTGACTTTGCTGGTCCTGCAGTTTCTCGTGCAGTAGACATGGTCAAAGGAACTAAGGAAGCTTACGATAATAACGATCTTCTCGGCGCTGCCGTTGGTGTGATGCCTATCGCTGCACGTAACGCTTATGATGCTCTAGTAAAAGAACCATCAGTAGGTACGTTTACGGCAAGAGGACAGCAGCTACTACCTGCAGGTTCTCTGTCTGGCACAGAACGTCTTATGAAAACATTTGGATTTACACCTACTCTTGTGTCTCGTGCTAGAGAACGGCGTGGACTTGAGAACTATCTGTCTTATCGTTCCAAGATAGGCAAAGATGTCTATACAAATAGAATGTCTAAAAATCTGGGTGCTTATCTAGCAGCCGCTCAAAGGGGAGATGGTGACTCAGCCGCTAACTTCCTAGCTAAATATTACACAGACTTTCTGCATACCATGCAGCATGACTTTGATAATATTATGGAGCCTTCTCGTCAGTACAGAATTAATCCGCAGACGCCGATGAACCGAGTACTGAGAGGAATGGAACCATTTGGCTACGGTGCCGGACCCCGTGTTCCGAAAGCAGTACGTCCTGAACTGTTTATGCGTGTTCTCGGAGACGCTACATACAACGAATAAGGCATTGACACTTATATAAGTTAACTATATAAAAGGAGTATTTCCTTCTATAAGGTTAGTTTTATTATGTCACTGCCAAAGTATAATGTGTATGTGGGCTATGACTCTCGTGAACAAGAAGCCTACGATGTCTGTGAATTTACTTTAAAAAAGTATAACGGTATAGATGTCGAAGTTCATAAACTAGATCATAGAGTTCTTCGTCGTTACAACTGGTTTTCTCGTAGATGGCTCATCGATGAGGATGGTCAGTACTGGGATGAAGAAGATGGTAAGCCTTTCTCTACAGAGTTTTCTCACTCTCGTTTTCTAGCTCCTTACATGGCTAAACGTCATTACGCAGAAGATGGTTGGATTCTTTTCTGCGACTGTGACTTCATGTTCAGAGCACCGCTCGACAGCTTGTTCGAACAGGTTGACGACAAGTACGCAGCAATGTGCGTCAAGTTTGATTTCACTCCTAAAGAAAATAAAAAGAAGATGGATGGCATGGTTCAGAGTGCTTATCCAAGAAAGCTTTGGTCTTCTTTTGTCTTGTGGAACGTAGGGCATCCGTCCAATAAACCTATTCTTGATCCTGTTAAAACTAATGAAGCTTCGGGTGCTAGCCTACACTCTTTCAGTTGGTTGAAAGATGAGGAGATTGGTGAGATAAACGAAGGATGGAACTTTATTCCGGGCATCTCTGTTAATACAGAAAAGGCAAGACAAGAGGGTATCAATATCAAAGCCGTTCACTTTTCTGAAGGCGGTCCTTGGTTTCCTGAGTACAGAGAAGTCGCATACGCTGACGAATGGTTTAAAAACTACAAAGATGCTTTGTACTTAAAGACGAGCATTATCTCCTCTAAGGGCAGGTTATAAAATGACATCGAAAAAAGTTACTATTGTTTCTAGCTTTCACGTAAAAGATTGGGAAGTCTACGCTAAGAATTTTGTTGAAAGTTTTATAGACAAATGGGAAAGCACTATCGATCTTCGGCTTTACTATCATAATGGAGAACTGCCTGAAGACGCTCCTGATGCGCCAAACGTTTCTTACTTTTCCTTAGACAGTGATGAAGACCTCACCACGTTTAAGAACGACAATGCTGAGTACAATGGTAAAGAACCTAACGGTGGCTACAACTACCGCATGGACGTGATAAAGTTTTGTCACAAGGTTTTTGCTATTACAAACTCAGCCAATATAGATGGTTATCTCGTATGGCTAGATGCAGATACTGTATCAAAAAATCACATGAGTTGGTCAGACATCGTAAACTTTGCTGCACCCAACGAAGAAGCAGAAGTTGTACATCTGGGCCGCACTGCTATCGATTACAGTGAAACTTCTTTTCTGTCTTTCAATCTAAACTCTACTCGTACTCTTGAGTTTTTATCTGACTTTCGTGGAATGTATACGAGCCATGAAGTGTTTGGGTACAGAGAGTGGCACGATGGCTTTGTCTTTACGCGCTTGTTGAACATTCATGAAGAGCACGGCTTGAATGTGTACAACATGTCGCCTGATTGCACCGATCTAAATGCTTTTGCTACCAGTGAACTCGGTAAGTTTTTGGAGCACAAAAAGGGTAATCTAAAATATAACAAACAAGATCAAGCAAATCAGATACCTGCGATGCCAGTGGGTCCGCAGCGATATGCTTATATTAATTCTCTTGTTGCTTTTTATGAAAGAAAAAATCTTCTTGAAGTAGGAACGTGGAATGGTGATAGAGCTATACAAATGGCATCTGCAGCGTTCGCTAAATCGGATGTTGTTCACTACACTGGTTTTGATCTGTTTGATTATGCCACAGAAGAAACGGATAAAGCGGAACTTAATACGAAAGCGCATCATACTAAAAAACAAGTTGAAGAAAAGCTAACTGAGTTTGCTAAAAAGGTAAAAGAAGATGGCAAGACTTTTACTTTTTGTCTGTATGCAGGAGACTCGAAAGAAACTCTAAAGCTGATACACGATAAAGACTTTAGAAATACTCACAACATTCATCCTGATTTTGCTTATATCGATGGTGGTCACAGCATTCAGACGTGCTCTTCAGACTATGAGATGTTGAAGCATATTCCGTTCGTGATCATTGATGACTACTTTACTGCTGACGAAGAAGGTAAAGAAGTTGATCCAGAAATGTGCGGAACAAATCACGTATATGACAATCTAATAGATGACTCTGCACGAAAGAAAATTCTGACATCAAATGATAGAGTTCTGGGCGGCGGTATCACTAATCTTGTAGCTGTTCTTCATACTGACAAGCTGCCTGATCTTCCTGAGATGACGCTTGCTCCTGTACAGAACCGTACTCCTATCAAGGTAACTCCTCACGACTCAATGCCTGATGAGTATATTCAGGAGAGCATTACGGCTAATAAAAATAAAATGAATAGATGGATCAAGCAAGCGGGTGCTCCTAACAACGAGCATATGTGTATTGTTTCTGGTGGTCCCTCTCTTAAAAAGAATATAGATAAGTTAAAACAGATAGTGGCTGAAAAGCGTTCTAAGGTGGTCTGTGTTAAGCACTCTCTTCCGGTGCTGGTCAAAGAGGGTATCATCCCTTGGGGGTGCATTGTGCTCGATCCTAGACCGATTGACGGGGTATCTACGCACGGCGTAAAGAGGCGTGATCTCTTCAAGGATATTCCTGAAAAGACAAAGTTCTTTGTTGCGTCGATGACAGATGTTAGTGCTGTTGATTACATTCTAAGCAAGACTGACAATGTGTATGGATGGGATGCGTTCTCTCAGGCTATTCAGGATTGGCCGCTTCTCAGAGATACAATGCTGATTGCAGGTGGAACCTGTGCAGCTACCAGAGCTATCGGCTTGTTTCATGTTCTTGGTTTTCGTAACTTTGATCTGTTTGGCTTTGATGCCTGTATTGAGGGAGAGCCTGAAGACAAAGAAGAACTTCTCGAAAGCGGAAGCCCTAAGTGGATTAAGGTTGGTATTGGAGAAGAGGAAGAAAAGTTCTGGGTTACAGGTGAGCTACTAGCGATGGCTCAAGATATGGAACAAATGCTTGATAATAAATCAGTGGACATGACGCTGAACATGCATTGTGGTGGTTTGGTAAACGCTATATGGAAAGACCGAGTCTCTAATGGCTACATTAAACCTCATTACACGGAGATACTGAATGTCTGATGACAACATCGTTGATTTTCCTAGTAATTTTATAGCTCTTCCTCCTAATAAAAATACTGACGAAGGTGTTGATGAACAGGCTCATGCTGTTGTAGTTGAGTCTATGGAAAAGATTTTTGAAATCGTCGCAGAAAATGATAAAATAAAGGGAGGCGTCTTTCTCGCTTTTGAAGATGATGGGTCAATGCAAGATTGGTTTTTTGGAGCACTGACTGTAAGCGCCGTATACATTCAACTTGATAGAATTAAACAAGATTTAATAAATACATTAGATATACTGGAGTGATAAGTTGCTCCATGTAAGGAGCAAAAATGGCTATACCTTCATCAATTACAAGACTTGGAACGACAGAACCGTTCTCCCTTCAGGTAGCACGGGGTCAAGTAGAAAACCATAAAACAATTTTCAAGTTTGGATTTAATCCAGACGTAAACGGTTCAGAAGAAACTATTTGGGATGTAGGTGGTATTTACGCCTATCCTAGTTCTGCCGTTGCTATGACTGTAACAACAGATGCCGGTACACCAGAAAACGATAATGGTGTAAAGGTAATAGTCTTTGGTTTGGATGAAGATTACAACGAAGTTAATCAGGAAGTAACTCTTGCTGGTTCTGGTACAGCCACTACGACACAAACATTTATCCGTGTCTTTCGTGCTTATGTTAGCGGATCACAAGCACCTACTGGAAACCTGAACATCACCAACGGTGGGACGACATATGCTCGTATTAGTCTTGGTGAGAATCAGACGCTAATGGCTCTGTGGACTGTTCCTGCTGGGTACACAGGATTTTTAGATCATGTCAACATTGCTACTGGTACGACTAATGCTAACCAGTACGTCACTGCTCAAATTGTCCAACGTACACAGGGCGGTGTGTTTCGAGTTATGATGAAACAGACCCTTGGTTCAGGAGGTATTGCAGATTTTCTTATACGTTATCCGATTGTAGTACCTGAAAAAACAGACCTAGAAGTAAGAGCAGAATCTTCTGGATCAAACAACCTTATTTCTGCAAACTTTTCTATGGTGTATATCAAAAATATTTCTGCATAATTAAGTTAAGGGAGAAAGGTCAATGGAGGGAGCCATTGATTTACGATTAGTTGTAACTCTAGGAGGAATACTGTTTAGTGTTGCTGGGGCTAGTGCTGTAGCCAAAATGCAGATCAAACAATTAGTAGATAAACTAGATGATGTAGAGCAGCGTTTAAGAAAGATGGATAGTAATTATGATAGGTTGCATACTTCTACAGAAACGCAAGAACAAAGAATTTCTATATTAGCTAAGATGGCAAGTCCTGAAAATCTCAGGCGGGATCACATGCAGTTATCTGAAATACTAACAACTATCAAAAATTTAGAAAAAAATTATGACCGGCTTTATGCCATGCACAACGGAAAACATCCGCCTGTGTCAGACACAAGAAAGGCAGACTAATGGTTTTAGGTATTGCAGACTCCGTAATTGGAGTTGCTGGAAAAGTTTTAGATAAGTTTGTAGAAGATAAAGACTTACGAAAGAAATTAGATCACGAACTAAAAACACAGTTGGTGTCTCTTGATCTTGCTCAAGCACAAGCGAACATAGAACAGGCGAAGCACCCCTCTATCTTCGTAAGCGGAGCTAGACCAGCTATCATGTGGATATGTGCCTTTGCATTGGCGTGGCAGTTTATCGTAGCTCCGATAGCTAGCTGGGCCTTTGCTATCTGGTATCCTGTTGTCGAGCTTCCTGCGCTGGACACACAGGCACTCATGACACTTCTTATGTCTTTACTCGGACTTGGTGGAATGAGATCATTTGAAAAGATGAAGGGAGTGGCTAGAGAAAACTTGAAAAGATAAAATCAGTATCCATGTATTTAGAAGCGAACGCTTATAAAAAGGTTCGTATTAATCAATGCTAAATAAAGAGGTTGATATGTATATCAAGTATTTTTCCACACTGCCTTACGACTATCCGTCTTACCCTGAAGCCCTCATGAAAAAGTATGAGAATACTTATAAAGTTTCAGAGAAGGTTATGAATAAGTATAAAGAAGCAGCGATAGAGCAGAAGCTAGAAACTATAAAATTTCAGCGCGATGCTCTTGATGAAGAGATTGTAAAGTTAGAAATGCAGCTATATGATATTACCGAAAAGCAGGACCATAAGCCCACAGAGCAATAGAATGCTTTTCGTTATATAAAACAGGCTTCACACGGTGCCAAAGAAAAGAGGGGAAGACAACAATGCTTCCCTTCTTTTTTAATTCAGGGCAATCAATAACACGTTTGTGATAAGACTTAGAAGGCTTGCCCCAGCTAAACTGAAACTCACCCCCTTCGTAATTATCATTTAAAGAGACGACCAGCGAAAGCTTTCTAACTTTAGCAGGATCAAATGAGTTCTCTATATCCATGTGCCAGCCGTAGTGACCAGTCTCGTAGTACGTAGAGAACTGCATAACTTCTGCTGAGTGTATGTCAAAATTCCAACCAGCCTCTTTATTGGCAAGAATAATACACTTGTAAAATACTTCAGTAAGTTCTGGATTATTTATCCAAGCTACTCTGCTATTTCTGACAGTTGTGTTTACAGTGTCTTGATCTATAAAACCATACTCATGATTTATTTCTTTACCAAGTCGAACAAGGTTATCACAAAACTCGTCCGACAGAGCACTCTCACTTTTCCAAACTTCTTGAATATGCATTTCGTATTTCTTCTAGTGTGCGATTACAGCCAACACAATAAACTTTTTCTGAGTCTAACTTACAAACCTTAATGCATTTTCTCTTTTCGAGAGAAGAGCCATGTTCTTTCGATGTACTCATAGTTATCGCTCTCTTCATTACGACTAAGAACAACGGCACCATTTGATGTATGAAACTTTTCTGCCATGTCTGTCTTGGGGCTGAGAGTTACAAAACGATCTACTGAAGGTCTGTGTTTTTTAATATCGTGGTAGATATCAAAGAGTATTTGCCTACCTGCTCCACGAGCATACGACCATAAAGTATAGAAGACAGCTATATTTCTAGTGTTTTCTTTTACAGAAAAGTTAGATAGTTCTTCGACTGTTTTGGGAACTAAAGAACACATTGCGGTACAGCAAGCTGCTTCAACGTTTCCAGTAAAATCATTTAGAAGAATGTAGCCGTGCCTATCCTCTGATGTTCGAAAGGCGTAGCTTAACTCAGGACGAACAGGATCGTCGTCAATAACCCATGCCGTTTCCTGAGTTAAGCTAATTAATGCCATGATTTATTATACTCCGCAGCTTCCGCCGTGTCCAGTAATGTCGCATATGTCATGCGTCTCGACACTCTCTTCAAACTCTTCACCCAACTTATCTACGGCCTCAGAGTATGGAACGGATGTTAAGGGTTGCCCGCCCCTACAACCGTCTGGATATACTGTGAAACCACGTAAGCGGTGAGCATAAGAAGCAAGAGTTTCAGCAAAACTATCGATGGTATCTTCATTGTTAAGCTTAGTTCCCCACTTAGGAAGATTAATAGTACTGCTGATAGACATATCGACATAGTCTTGAACGTCAGCTTGGAACTTCATACGACGCTTATAGTCTTCTGCCAGATCAAGAGCGGACTCAATCTTATCAGGAGCAACACCATAAAGATCAATGATCTCCTGCGCTGCACTGTCTACCACATACTGATAGTGCCAGCGATTGCCACCTTTCAGATACCTGCGCTTGTAAGCTACGGCAAAGATAGGCTCAACGCCTGTAGAAGTGCCAGCCAGAATACCTATTGAGCCGGTAGGAGCAATGGCACGATTAGCGACAGGGCGACTACACCCAAGAGTATCAGCAAAGCTGGAGCTAACGTGATCACTAACTCCTTTGTATACTGATAGCCACTTATGAAGTCCATCCGTAACTTCATACTTTTCTCCTGCCTTGATTAACCACTCGTGCATACCCATCAGACCAAGGCCAAGTCTACGATTCTTCTGTCTAGTCTCGTATACCTTATCATAGGGAAGCTTGGCTCTAAGAGTGCCGCATAGTAGAAACTTAGTAGCAAGCTCTATGCAGTCAGCGAAATCTTTTAGGTCATCAATACGTCCCATATTAATAGACCCAAGATTGCACACGTCACTATCATCTTCAGATGTAACCTCCGTACAAGCATTCCGTAACGTCTCATTTTCCTTCTCGAAGAAAGAAAGAGAACCCCGGTTCTGCGGTAGATAAGGCTTGTCTAACATTCTGCTTAAAAGTATTCCCAACATCACCCGTCTTCCAGTAGTTAAGAAGCCATTCAGTATCATAGTTGACACTGATGTTTGTCATATCAAGAGGAGCAATAAAGTTAAAGTCCTGTTCTTTAACCTGACCAATGCTGAAACCTGTATCTCCTACCGGCATGTCGTACCAGTTCTTGCTGGTAAGAAACTTATCTACATCAGGATGCTTCCAGTTTAAGCTAGCATAGATAGCAGACCTACGACTACCACCCTGCATAACTCTGCGACCAATCTCGTTGATCATCTGCATCTTTGGAATAGGACCAGACGCTAGTCCACCTGTGCCGTTCAGTATGCGCCCTTCTTCACGATAGACAGAGTAGTCGATACCAATACCGCCGCCTGTCATGAGGCACGACTCAGACTTCCAAGAGATGTTGGCCCAATCTTCTCTGGTATCTTCCTCTGCACGTAGCAGATAACAGTTATTAAAGAACTTATTTTCACGTCCAGCATAATAAAGATAACGACCACCCGGAATAAACTTCAGGTCGGTGATCATACGTTTCAATTCATCTTTATCATCCTTGGACAGATGCTCCTGACACACGTCATCAACAAGAGTTGATGCCAGTGCATCCCAAGTCTCACAACCATGATGAGCATATTTATGTTTGAAGATATCTTCGCTGAATTTTGAGCGAAACATGGGGTTCTCATTGCTACGAAACGTAGCCATGTCAGTTCTCCTTTATGTGTAGTTTTAGTTAGGTAGTAGGTTTTAGAGAGAGATTAGAACGCACTACATAGATATGTTTACGACCGTAGTCTTGCTTCTCAACCCAAGCACGTACATTAGTATATCCCTTCTTTGACCAATACTCTTCTATGTTGCTTGCAAGCTGATTAGAAGCACTACGAGAAGAAAGGTAATCATGTTTGGGATTGGGCTGAACTACATACTGCACAACTAAACTCCTTTGATTAGGGGTGAGCAACCATACTATCAGCGCCGCAGCGCGATGGCAAGAAAAAAATTTTCTACAAGTTTTTCAACTTGTTAGACAGTTCTTTTTGATCCAAGTCTACGATCCGCTCGTAAAGAAGATCAAGATACCAGCGAGCTTTAGCTATGTCTTTCTTTGGATTATCTTTGTAACCATATCTCCAAATATATTTGAGAATGTTTCCTTTGAGATAGCCAAGAAACTCTACTTCTGACATGCTAGCTTCGATGGCTTTAATAGCTTCAATACCACTGCGATTGTAATGCGCTGGCCTTGAAACTTCATCATGTTTAATAGCTTTTGTCATGTACAAGATAGAATCGTCTTCATCTTTTTCCCCTTTTACTAACTCTTTCCAGTCTTCATACTTCATTTCTTAATCCTTTGAAGCGTTGATCAGAACATTAATTCTACGATACGGAAACTCAATATCACCGTCAACAACTTTTTTATAATACCTTCTCGCGTAGTCTGGATCGATACCCGCTAGTTCACAGATAGGTTCAAAGGTAGAAGCGGTGACGCACGAAGGTACACTAAACCACTTGTGCGCTGCTCTTCGATTGTTAACGGATTCAGTAGGTTCTCCTTCATACTTTTCTTTGGTGGCATCTAGCAAGCTTTGAATAAACACCGCAATAAACATCATTCTTTCGGGACTAGACGTAGAACTTTTTGTTTCATCTGTTTCGATGTTTGAGTAATCTAAACCTAAGTCGCTCCAAGAAAAATCAAATCCTTCTTCATCAAGAGATGATACGCTTACGAAGAACTCTTCTTCCGTATCCTTTTCTTTCTTAACCATTCTTTCGGCACCACTTTCTCGGCCCAGATAAATCCATTCTTATCACACCATTCCGCTACCGTCGTTTTACTCTTCTTAGATATTCTCGCTTTCGGTGACATGAGAAGCATTCGAATATCTAAATCAGGATTACAATCACGGACGTATAACATTTTCTGCCTATCCGCTAAATTAAACCAACCCTTACACTCGACTAAGATACCATTAGGTAGAATAAAATCTGGAAGATAAGTTCTGTTTTTTGCAGGTACTATGTACGGAATAGTGTAAGGTTCAAACTCGTACTTTACACTTCTCTTTTCTAAGTCTTCCGCTACAGTTCTCTCAAAGTTTGACCTGAACTTTCCCTTTCTATTTCCATAACGATTACTGTTCGACAAAGACTTCTTCGACATTTGGTTCTCGTTCTACGACCGTTAGAAACCTAACACCATTCGAATACTTAAAAGCTCTGAGATTAGGCCAACACTTACTTTTAAACTGACAGTATGAGCACCCAACTGCCAGCTTTCTATTACCAGACTTTCCATCTTCTTCATCCCAATAACAAAGATCAGGAGGTGTGTCCTTCGACAAAGCCTCTTTAAGATCAGATATTCTTTTTATCGGATCGATCATCTCTGATCGACTAAGCTCCATCGTTACTAACTCTCCAGCCTGTTTATCCATAACGACAAAGGCTGCACGATCATCCTTTTCCTTTTCAGCATAAGCACTTATCTGAGCGATGTAACCAAACGGATCGTCAAAGAAAAGATTTCTATTTTTAAACTTGAGAAGAGAGCGGCCTGAAGCTGATTTAAAGTCAACCAGAACTCCATCAATGCGACCGTCTGAATGGCCTTTGACTCCATCAATATCATGCTCTTCCTGCTGACCAGTAACAGAGTGACCAGCAGTCTTTACGAGTAAGACAAGAAGCTCTTCGATGATAGAGCCGTAAAGAAACTTAAGGAGAGTAGAGTAAGAAAAGTTCTCTGCCTTAGCATCCTCTCTAGCAGCGTACCATAGCTGACGCATAGGCTTGCCTATAGAAGACATTCGAAGAACTTCTCTCTTCACATCTACTTCTGTCTTAGAGCGAGTGAGGGAAGCCACAACAGCTTCTTTGATGTTCTCAGCGAACTCTTCTAAATCTTTTTCAGAAGGTTCTACGCCCTTGTCCCAAAGGGACTTGAGATCATCTTCAAGTGTATCAAAGCTGGCGGTCATAGTGGCTTCCCTCTAGTGGACGGAGTGAGGTAAGGAGAAAGAAAAACCCTCACCCCGTCCGGTACGCACTACTTAAAAAGGAGCGGCTTCTTCGACGTAACCGCCGTCAACAGCGGAGAAAGAACCGCCACTGTCACCTGCACCTTCGTACTCTACGAGACTAACTACCTGAACACCTTTCAGATAGAAACCGTTCTGTCCTGCACGCGGACCATTCTTATAAGGCGACACGTCAAACAGAACGTTTACATCAGACCCGTTACCAATAAGCTTGGTCATCGGATTTGTCTGAGCATCTACGACACGGGGACGTGGATTGTCTGAGCCATCCCGACTCTTAGCGTAGTTACGAATTGTAACGTAACTTCCTTTCTGACCCGAATATGGCTTACCTTCGACGACTTCATCAGTCTTAACATCCATGCCAAGGTCTTTGGCAATCTTGATGTTACGTTCGTCAAGCTGACCAACGTCAATAGAGTAACGATAATCATCGGGGTTGTACTTGGATGCTTGGGGCTGATAGACTTTTGCCCAGAAAGCTTTTCCAGAGATCACTGCCATTGTTTTAAGTTCCTTCTATGAGTTTCAATCAGTGTCGTTTAGTTTCAGTACTACTCTTACTACTCGACTTCATGAGCACGATACTTGGCTCGCGAATCGATGTCAAGAAGTTTTTTTGGATGCTGCAAATTTTTTATCTCTTTAATGTAGCAATCCGATCTGACGATATACTCACTTCTTGAAAACTTTTCTCCCTTCTTATAAAGCTTGGATGTCTTCAGATAATCTTCTCGACTATCGTAACCAACGATCCAACCCTTACTCTTGTCTTTCATGATACGACAGAACACATAGTAGTCGCACCGTTGATTAGGATTAAGAGCGGATAGGTTAACTTCATACCAATCAGGGGGCTTGTGCGGTGTGGGCTTACTCTTAACTTCTAGCCGCGTACCATCCTGTAAAATTATATCATACTCGTAAGTATTATTAGTAGCGCAGTTGAGATACTTAGCCACCATTGCTTCACCAAGGAAACCATACTCGTTATGCTTTCCCTGTGTAATAGAGTTTCGAAGCTGACCCATCTCCACAGACTTATCGAATGCAGACTTTCGCATCTCGTCTGTTATTTCAATCTCTATCATTAGTGTGTCTCAGCCCAGTTAAAACCAATCTTTGCTTCGCTATCCAGCGGACATTTTACTGAAAGACTTTCTTCTGTTTGTTTCGTAGCCTGATGAGTGAGTTTGGAAAACTCTTCCGCATCTTTCAGATGAACCTCAAACTGAACCTCATCGTGAACATTTGCTACAGGTTTAGCGTCAAGTCCTTTGACCTTAACCAATGACATTATCTGCGTCAACCAATCTTTACAGATGATAGCTCCCGCTCCCTGAAGAAGAGTGTTAACTGAAGAGTGAGAGCTACGAACATGAAGGTATCTTCCATCCAGAGCTTTCACTTTGCTGGACCCTTCAGCTTCTTCCATCACTTCGTTTCTCCACTTCGAAAGTTTTGGCATCTTTTCAAGAAAGCTATTAATAAGTTTCTGTCCCTCTTCAAAATCTTTACCGACAATGTTTCCTATCTTTGCCGCTCCAGCGCCATATAAGAAGGCATAGATAAAGGTCTTGGCATTGTCCCTAGTAGGTAGACCAGCCATCTTTTGATTAGCTGTATGAATGTCTCCCTCTAGTATCTCACGAGTATAGTCATCGTCTTTAATGTAGTGAGCTAGGCAGCGAAGTTCTAAACCAGAACTATCAGCACCAACCAATCTATAATTTTCTTTGTCTTCTACTGTCCAACAACTTCTGCATTCAGTTCCATAGGGAGAGTAGACTGCTGGAACTTGAGCCATGTTAGGACTGTTGTGAGTCATTCGATTTGTAACTGCACCGATAGTTATAACTCTACCGTGAACGCGATTGGTTTTAGGATTGACTACCTTTAACCAAGAGTTGATCTGAGCCTCTCTCTTTTTCAAAAGCATATAACGAACTAGCTGCTTCGCTTCAGGAAGTTTACACTCTCCTAAAGTCTTTTCATTTACGACAGGGTTTCCACTTTTCTCAGTAAATTCAGTAGGTTGCCATCCACGTTTCATTAGTCGGTCAGCTATTTGCTGTCGGCTTTGCGGGTTAAACGGAACAATTTTATCTGGTATTCTTTTACGCGGTAAAATTGTAGGTTCAAAAGTTTCCTGCATTTCTTTTTCAATTTTGAATGACTCATCATTCAGTTCACACAGAAGAAGATTTGCTTCTTTTGTATCTATATAAAATCCATTATCTTCTTGAATGTTTATAGCTCTTCGAACTGCGTGTTCCAGATCGACGCTACGTTTAGAAAAGTCTGAGGCATGATTTGAAAAATGAGTGTAGAGTTTTTCAGTAATGTCTACATCTCGTTTACAATAAGTCTCCATGCTTTCGGAATAGCCTGACCAATCGTGAAAGTCGATCTTAGCTAAACCGAAACGCTCTCCCCATTCAGCGAGAGAGTGTCCTTTGTCGATGATAGGATTGTGTAGCTGCGATAGCAGAAGCGTATCGACTACCTTACCGTAAGAGATATTTGATTCTAATAATCGATTGACGGTTGGTAGATCGAATGACATTCCATTATGCATGATGATCTTATCTGCACTCTGAAGATAAGGAACAAGCATACTAATGGGTTTGCCATTCGGTCCACCAAACACGACATGTGAGTTCGCGCCTACTTCTTTACAAACGGCGACGTGAATCACGGTAGCGTCTAGATCGTCCGTTTCTATGTCAAGTACGATCTTTTTCATAGTTAGTGCTGAGTGTACTCGTCAAACTTTTTATTGAA